CCCCCGCGGGTTTGTGATGCGAGCCCTGCCCCCACCCTTTGCCCGATATACGATCCTGCCGAGTCCGCTAAACCATAGCCGCCCTGCATTGCCCCGGTTGCCGCACTGACAAGGGATGCACCTGCCGCAGCAGCTGAACCAGCCGCCGCTGATACGCCATTCGCGTAGTTCTGACCTGTCTGCTGACCGGCAACTCCTGCCTGTGCCGCTCCGCGATTCATGGTGGCTATGATCATTGCCACCGTTGCCGTAACGATTGCTCTGGACCTTGCTCCGCCCGAGGTAAGTGCCGCTGTGACTCTGGTAACTCCCGTCTTTGTGGCTGATACAACGTCTGTACTGCCCTTTTTCACCGTTGCCGTGACCGATGCCATCGTAGCCGTGACCGTAGCCGTTAAGGCTGTCATACCGCTTTCTACAACGCTTATAGATGTTTCCATCTGAGAGAGCGAGGATGCCGCACTCGATGCCTTGGAAGCAATACCGGACACCGATGCAAGTACAGCCGCCGCAGATACGGCAAGTGCCGCCATGCCAACCGATGAAGCCGTTACCGCCGCAGCAAAGGCCACAAAGCCTGCTGTAGCTCCAACAAGGCCGGCCACCGCCGCGATCATGATAGCCGAGAACGCTGTGAGCGATGCCGTGAGAGCGATGATACCGGCTGACAGAGCCAGTGTCCCGGCTGTCAAGGCTGTGAATCCTGCCGTGACCGTCATAGCATTGGCACCGATGAGCATAAGCCCCGCGCCCATTAACGTAACACCGGCCGCACAGACAAGCACGCCTGCCCCGAGCGCCATAACCGCCACACCGAGCGCAAGCACGCCCGCCGCCGCTACTACCGCGCCTGCTCCTGCAACCACGAGACCTGCGCCAAGTACAATAGCCCCCGCACCTGCAACAAGCGCACCGGCACCCGCAACGAGCATTGCTGCCCCGAGTGCGATGAGTGCCGCCGCTCCTGTCATACCGTAAGTGGCTAGATTAGGCAATGCCGAAGAAAGTACCGCCACCGCTGCCGCCGCAAGAAGCGCACCTACCGAAACGAGCAGAACGGCCGCTCCGAACGCCACAAGGCCCACGGCGCCCGCCGTTAGAGCTGGGGCTAATAATGCCGCACCGACCGCTAAAGCGGCCATAACGACCACCATAGCCGCAAACATAGCGATTGCCGGGGCGCCCGCGCTTGTAAGCGCAATAGCCGCCGCGGCCATGATTGCGAAGCCTGCCGCTACAAGAAGGACCGCCGCCCCGATCATGAGGAAAGCTGTACCGGCCGCGTTCATTTGTGCCGCCGTTGCCGCCGCATGCGTTACGAGTGCCATCATGCCGAGAGACAATGCTGCAACTCCGACCACCAATCCTGCCATGACCGCGATAGCCGGACCGCCTGCTCCTGCGAGAGCAATAGCAGACTGTGCCAGGAGAGCGAACGCCGCCGCTGTGAGTAAGAGTCCTGCACCAATCATCATGAAGGACTTAGCCGCCGCAAGCATCGGACCCGTTGTCTGTATTGCCGCCGAACCTGCTTCCGACATTCCGCTTGCCGTAGATGCCAAATGATTGCCGATACCGCCTGCAATAGCCGTACTCAGCTTCATGAACGCGCCGCCGATGGTCATTACAAGACCTGCGACAAATCCGGCGACCTTAAGTGCCGCGAATGCCGCGGCCACCTTCGGCAACAGCGTAATTATTCTGGCGATTGTGTCTGCGTGAGCCTCGATGAATCCCGCAAGGGATATAAGCGCACCGGATACCACACTGCAAACATCCGCAAAGCTTGTGAGGCTGCTAAGCGAACCGAAGTCGCTGTTCACCTTTCCCAACGCTTTTCCTACCGCGCCAAACGCCTGCCCGAATGAGGTGCCAACATTTTTGGCGTATCGCATGAAGATACTGAAATACTTGCCTGCATTTGTTACAAAGGATGAGATTTTCTTGGAAATCGCATCGCCGTCGAGCATTTCGGCCTTGCTTATTATCCCCTCAATGGCTTTAATCGCTGTACCCTGCAATGAATCAAAAGCAGGCTGCAGCTTGGCAGATATCGTCTCCTGAAGTCCGTCCATCGCCTGGTCTGCCGTTTTGTAAGTCGTGGCTAGATCTGTAAAAGCATCATTCGTTCCTACAGCCGTAACCGCATCAAAGAAATCCTGCGTTTTTATCGTGCCTTCCTGGACTCCCTGAATCATTTCGGACGTTGACATGCCCATCTGCTTGGCGACCGCTGCGATACCTGCCGGGGTCTGTTCAAGCATGAGCTTAAAGTCCATCCACTGCACTTTTGGCTTTGCGGCCATCTGCGTAGCCTGCTGAGAAAGCGTTTTCATCGCCTGTTTGGGATTTTCGGCCGCTGATGCGATACCTCCAAAACCTTTCACAAGCTGCTGTGCGGATTTTATTCCAACTGCATCAAGCTGGGCATACGTTGTAGCCATTTCCGAAGCGGAGTAAATTGTTGCAGTCGCAAAGTCCTGTAATTCTGTCTTTACTGACTTGATGTCGCTTTCGGCATGGCCGTTCATTTCCATGTTTTTTTGGAATGTCTGCCATGCAGCAGACGAAGAGCCGAGCTCTCCGGTCATGTCTCTAACGCCGTTTATAACAAAATCAACTGCTTTCCCGCCGATATTTGCGAGAGCACCGAAACCGATGCCGCCCATCAGCGTCTTCTGCAATCCTCCGACCTCTCCGGCGATCTGCTTGAAGGTCGAAGACATCTGCGACCCGTCAGCTGACAGAATCGCTTTCAAGCTCATGCTTTCAGCCATTTGCTCCGCCTCCCTTCCGCTTTAAGAATCCGCCGAGACCCTCGAAGCGGCTGTCAGGCTTTTTCTTGTTTTTCTCAATGTTCTTCATCGCCGCCTCTTCGTTCCAGAAGAGTTTGAATTTCGGATACGCTGTTTTGTATCCCTTGCCAGACTTCTTCTTGCCATTCGCACGCATCGTTTGCCATGCAAGGAAATGCGTCCAGAAAGCCTTATCTGTCTCTCTGTACTGCACGGCTTCCATTAGCATCATGTAATCAGGTATGTCGAGCTTCTCAAACTCCTCTATCGTATAGTCAAGGTAGCGCACGCACGTGATTAGACATTGCTTGTAGAATTCGCCCCATGTCCGAGCAGATCCGCCCTCTGCTTCTTCTGCATCTCCTGATACAGTTCCGTCAGTTGTAACATCTTCGCTTTCGTACAGTTCGCATTCGATAAAAAATCAATCACCTGACCGTAGAGCGATTCAATGTCATCGTGTTCCTCGATATATTCTTCGAGCTCCTTCTTCGTCACACGCTGCTCCTGTCCTTTGTTCATAGCAATAAGGGCAGTCAGCAGGTCATCAGCGTTCTTGTCCAGGAGTCCGCCGAGCAGGACGTTTAAGCCCACATTCTCTTCAATGCCGTTACGTTTCTGCTTGTGAAGCGGATCCACTTCACGGATGAAAGCAAAGCCTGCCTTAAATGCGTACACCGTTCCATTAATTTCAAGTTCCATAGTATTAGCCATTGTTCTTATCTCCTTTCTCTGCCTTTCGAGAAAAATGCCTTATACAAAAATAAACCAGCAGGCTCATTCGTTATGCCCTGCTGGTTTTCTGTGTGTCCATATCACACGCCGGTCTTTGTCGTGTCTGCATAAACATAGGACGCTACGGCCTGCTGTGCCGTGGTGACAGTGACGCCTGCGCCGCCGTCCGGGGCCCCGATGCCATTAGCTGCATATGTGTAGCTGTACTCAGCAAAGTCCTCAGCGTTGGAGGTCTTCGTCCACTCCGTCAGGATGCCCTGATAGTACGTGCCGGCGAATTTATTAGTGCCCGTGCGCGGGTTGGAAAGATCTGCTTCCCAGCACTCGACAAGCTTGTTGTGGAGCATCGCGTTGCGGAGCTTCTCGCCCAGAGTCTCATCTCCCTTGAGAACGATAGCCGTTCCGGTGATCTCCACGGTAACTGCGCCCGGCTTCTGGATAACTCCGTCCTTTGTGACCGTGCTGTCAGAGTCAGCGGATGCAGAGTTTTCATTCTCAGTTGTGAAGGCAAGAACCGTACCGGCATCAGTAGCCGCATCTTCGAAAACGCGGAACAGATACACGATCTTACTGCCCTGCACTGCCTCAGCTGCGTCGGCAAAAAGCTGTAAATTCATAAGCTTTCTGTTTGCATTCATGTGTTTATACCTCCTAATGTTTCGGTGAAAAATAGACTACGGCCTCAACTATGCCATGCATAAGAGGCGTTGATGTTGTGTTATCCGGTATGATCCTGCTTACTACACTCCTCACCATGAAGCTGTAGTCTGCGCTTGTGGCACTCCTTAAAACGGATTTGATAACCGCGAGCATTGCTGACACAGTACCGCGCTTTGTAAAGTCTGAGTGCCATACATGGATCGTAACGGGGATATTTCCGAGGATGACCGACTTTGTTTCGCGGTCGTACTGATCGAAAGCTCCGAGATAGATGAACGGATAAGGCGTATCCTCTCCCGGGAGCTGTCCGTCATACACGGAATCGGGATAGGATTCTAAGAGCTTTCCGCGCACTGCCGTAAAGAGTGCCTGCTGTGGTTCCATCATCTTGTTCTCACTCCTTACTTCATGAGCTTTTTAAGGTCTGATTTGAATCTTGCTGATTCTTGCATGAAAGCCGGTCTCATGTACGGTTGCGCTGACATATAACGAGTACCGTACTCGACATACGCTGCATAGTTCATGTGTGGCTCAACCTCTGCCGTGAATCCGCCGTCTGTGAGCTCCAAAGTGATCGAATTGGCAAGATTGCTTGTATCCTTCGGGCAGATAATATTTGCTGTTGTCTGCATCTCGGATCCGTGATACTGCACAACGACCATCACATCTTCAAGCTTGACGTTCTTTTTCAGCTTCGCCTGAAGCTCGTCAAAGCCTTCGAGTTTCACGCCCATGCTCATAACAATCACCCTCTCTTCTGAATCTCGGAGCAGACAAACGCCTGCTTTGTGCGCAGGGAAATACGCCTGTCAACCGTGTAGAGCTTTGACCCGACACGTATCCGGTCGAAGACTTCGCCATAAGCATTGAGCAGGCTGATTGTCTTGGACCCTTTGCGGATGCCGCCATAGATCAGGTGCATCTGTTTCTCGCTCGTATTGACCACCGATGCAAGGCGCTTTGTGCTCACAACGACAGGCGCTCCATAATCCCCGACAGTCTCGTCATAAACGCCCGGAGAAATCTTCTCGAAGTATATAGGTGTGTTGTATCTCATGATGGCGTCACCTCGTCAAATAAACCTGACATGCATCCCGTATCCGCTGTGTGCGTTCTTCCATGCTTCGATATCCCTCATGTACTCTGCAAACGGATCTTCTGTCCAGGACATGCTCTCACCCTCAACAGAGTGGGATGATGTGCCCTCGCTTCCGATGCGGTTGTACCTTTTTACGGAGACTGCCACGACAATGTAGCTGAGTTTCTCCGGTACCGCATCCTCGCCAAGCATGACGCAGAGCTGAGATTCCGTATCCTCGCATATGTCGCGGATCTGTGACTCGATGTCTTCATGGATGTCGCCTGTCGGGTCGATACGGCGCATGATTCTGTCAATTACCTGCTGTGTCATGGCTGTCACGCTTTCTTTCTGGTCGTCCGCTTCTTCGCCGCGCTTGTCTTGCTCGTTGCCGTTTTACGTGCTGTCTGCTTGCGGACGGGCTTCTCAGGCGCTTTCTTCTCTTCGGTGGGCTGTTCTTCCACCTTCACTTCTTCCGCCGTCTCAGGGGCTTTCAGCGTGTCCTCTTCGGGCAGTTTCTCTTCGAGAATGCCAATGAGCGGAACCTTAAGCGGATTGTTACCCGTCAGAAGCGACTGCACTCTTTCCGATGTCGGAGTATATCCTGCTCTCGGATACTCATCACCGACATGGTATCTGTGATACGTCCGGATGCCGCCCACGACCTTCGTATCCTGCAAGTCGTCAAACATCTTAACTACAATGTACATGTATATCTCCTCATATCGCAGAGGATGGATCAGCTCCACCCTCTGCCGGATAATTGATCAAGTCTGCGTCAGACGGATGCGACGTAGTAGGTCTTTCCGCTTGTGACCGTCGTGTCTTCCGTCAGGACATACTCACCATCAACGAGCTCATACCAGCCCTGCCCAGCCGGGTTGCCTGTCGGATTCTCAACTGCCGTGTAGGTCGTCTCTGTCGGCGTCTCTGTCTCTTCGCCTTCGGCTTCGCCGATCTTGCCGATGATGACGCCGTCGATGTATTCCGGATAGAATACGACAGAGCAGAAGATCAGAGTGTCGATAGAAGCGTTGCCGGTCTTCGGATGATGTGTTACACCAACAAGGCCGCTCTCGTCAGCTGTAAGGTCGAACGCATCTGCAAGGTCACCGCCCGTAGCCGGAACGTATGCGCCGTTGAGGTTCTCAACAACAGTACCTGCGACCTGACCTTTCTTAAGACCCGGATGCACGAACGCGCTACCGATGCCAAGGAAGTTCTCTATGTAGGTGAAGCCGAAGAGAGTCTGTGTAGAGACATTTGCATCACCCAGGTAAGTAGCTACATCGTCAGAGCTGACGAAGTAGATCGGAGTGACGTCCATGTCCTCATATCTGTGCTGAAGTGCGCCCCACACATTAGCGAGTGCCTTCTGAAGTGTGGAACCTGCCGGAGCTGTGCCCGTACCGGCTGCGATGGTGTCGAAGAATGTCTTCTTGATAGCCTTGCGAATCTCGCGGATCAGGAGCTCATCTGTTCTGTTGATAGCTCTGTCGCGGCCTACCTGCTGGATAAGCTCTGCGGTTGTCTCTTTGAGATACTTGCCAAGACCAAGCTCGATTGTTCTGTCAAGCACTCTCTTGACCTTGGAGAGCTTGATTTCCTCACCCTCGGCTACCTGATCTGCAAGCGTGACACTCTCTTTGTAGATTTTGATCAGAGTGCCGGCAGCCATCGGTACCATGTTGACAATGCCGAGGATGCGCTGAAGTGTTGCAATGTTCTGGCCGATCCTGTTTGCAAAGTCCATGGAAATGACCGGAGCGATATCGCCGGTCTGATTGATGTTGTCCGGTACTGCGAAAAGCTGAAGATTCATAAGCTTTCTGTTTGCGTTCATGCGTTTACCTCCTGATTAGTTCTTGAAGAGATCCCAGTGCTCTTTGATGAGCTGCTGTCTCTTAATGGGATCCTTCACTTCATAGATTTTTTCTTTGGTCCATTCAGATTCAGAGCTACCGCCTTTTCTCTTCGGATTGGAACCGGCAGACTTCATGGCCGCCTTGACGCCCTTGTTGACTGCGTCGTTGAAAAGCTTAACGAACTCATCGACATTCGCCTTGGTCTCATCAGCTGTCTCAGCGATCAGATGACCGACCAGCTTAGACGATACGTTGATGCCTGCGTCCTTGAGGATATCGGAAGCTGTGGAAAGCATTTCTGCCTGATTCTTCTCCGCTTCAAGGGATGCAAGACGGGCTTTCATCTGTTCGAATTCCGCGTCACGCTTCTCGGCAGCGGACATGTTCTTAAGCTTCTCAGCCTCGGCCTGCTGTCTTGCCTTCTTCTCGGCTGCTTTGCGCTCTCTGGCAAGTCTCTGCTTGACCATCCTGTCAACGTCGGCATCGGTGTATTTCTTCTCGGGCTTGTCTTCTTCGCCGTCGTCCTCGTCGGCGTCGTCATCCGCGCCATCATCTTCGCTGCTGTCATCGGCTCCATCATCATCGCCATCAGCGAAAAGCTGAAGATTCAGCGGCAGTCTGCCGTGAAGTGCGCGTGTCTGTTTTCTGTTAAGTTCTGCATGGATAACTCTGTTCTTCATTTGTATTTTTTCCTCCATAAGGTTTTTAATGGTCTCATGCCTGCCAATTACCGTAGCTTTTGTTGCGGATCCACGCCTGCCGCCCTCAAAAAATGAGCGATAAACTCAAAAATGAGCAATAAAAAAACACCGGTCTTCCGGTGCTCCTTAAGCAATATCAAATTTTACATAATCGGGATACTGTTCTGCGACATCCCTCAGTCCGAGGAGACAGCTGTCAAGGAGCAGTCTCGCACTCTCCGAACAACGTCCGCGCCATATCAGGGCGCCGTCTCCAGGCTCTGTCCTTGCCTGTATGAAGTCGTTCGTGTACTCGTTGAGGGAATTAACCAACGTGAGAAACAAGGCGCTCACAGAGGCGCACACGATGTCGGTCCCCTGTGTGGAATATCCGGAATGACCGCGAATGGTGAGGCTCGGCGGTTCTCTGCTCCCGTAGGTTATTTCAATCATTGGCACACCTCCGCACCGCTGACACCGTTGCAGCGTACTGCAAACCTCAACGCTGAGTTCTCACCTTCGAGGCGGAGAACCCGATTGGAAGCTCCGGCAAGCTGGAATTCAAGTTCCTTGTTTCGCTTTTCCAGCTCCGCCGTTTTGCCCTGTTCCGTCATAAGGTCTTCATGCAGAAGCTCGGCTTTGGCCTGCAATTCCTCGACTCTTTCGCTTGTGCCTTCTGCTTTTTTGCGAGGATCTGTTTCATACAGATATTCCGAAACGATTGCCGCCATCTCCTCAAGCGAGAGTACATTGCCACCGTAAGCATTACCGGCTCCCTTGTAATTCTTGAGCCACTCCTGCGCTTTCTCTCTCAGTGTCATGGTATATCACCACCTTTCTGTGATTGCCTTGCATCTCGGCGCAGAAACAGTCAAGGCACACTGCTTTCGGGTCCGGAGCCCTATCTGCGCCGGTATGATCATTTTCTTCTTTGGAATTCATCCCACCTGACGTCTTCACCGTTCGATAGCGCCTCAATCCACTCTTTATACTTCTTACCGTCCATGTAAGAAGACGTTGAGCAGTGACACCTTGGATGCATCGGCGGAGCATTCTCGCCCACCTGCATCTCGCTGACCTTGAAGTGCTGACCGTGGAGCTTTGCGCATTCGGGACAGACACGCTCATCACCGGCAGTGATGAACTGATATTCCTTGAAGCCATTGCGCTCGAAGGATTCCGCCTGCACAGCTGTCTGAAGGCGCCGCATCTCCGTTATCATCAGTCGTTCTGTGTCCTTGATCGAGCCGCCGTAGTGCTTCCTGAAACGTCTTGCAAGCTCTCTCGGGTGCAAGCCCTGTATAAGTCCGCTCCGCAGTTCTACTTCGAGATGTGCGCGAAGGTCGGGCATGTTGACGCCCCACAGCCTCTCAGAAAACGTAGCGCCCATGAACGAAGCATTGACAAGCTGATGTGCGTACTTCTGATTACCGATGGCAGATTTGCCGAGAATACCCGCGTACCTTGCGTCGACCTTCATGGCCTGTTCGAGCAGGTCTTTCCGCATCTCTTTCTCGATATCGTTATAACCATCTATCAGCTCCAGATTGATCTCTGCTTTCAGCAATTCAAGGCGGTTCACCTTCATCGTGAGATTGTAAAGCGCCATCTCCTCATTGGCCTGCTCCGAGAAGTCGTGCTCTCGCACATACTTCCTTGCAAGCTGTTCGTAGTGACGCATGTCGATCTCGCGTACCCGCTTCTTTGCCTCGTTCATCGTTATGCCTTCTTTTGAGGCGTACCGCGCATAGAAGTCGTTTATGGTGCGCTGGATGTTACGTTCGGTGTAGCTGTAGATCTCTTTGATCCGCTTGTTATAAGCTGCCTCGTCTTTGATGGCGTTCTTATTCGCTTCCTGTTCGCGCTCGCGCCAATAATCGAGGCTGCTCTTAGACATAACCAAGCTCCTTCACTAACAGGTTCGCCTTATCGGTGATCTCTCCGACGAAAGCTCCGATGAAATTGCAGATGCTTTCTTCATCCGAGAGACTAATGCCGTACTCGAAGAGAATTGCATGTGTCAGCTCATGGCGCGCCGTCTGCACGGCATTCACGTGGTCAAGATCTTTCCGCAACTGGATCAGGTGCTTTCCGTAGTACGTGCGTCCAAGATAGGTGACATCTTCCTGCTTTTTATCTATCTTGATGTCTTTTATTCTTTCCACATTCCACTGCGTTCCATGGATATCAACTGTCGTCTTCTTCATCCACTTCACCTCCGTCATGGTCGTGGCTATGTTCCGAGAAATCGCCATAGCTGTTCGTGCTTGCCTTCAGCTGCTCCTCTTCCTCTTTGATTGCTTCGAGCTCTGCATTGACGTCATCGACGCAGGACAGGAGAGCGAGCTGCGTAGCGCGGGATACGATACCGTCCAGCTTCGCGGCATTGTCTGCCTCTTCTGTCGTGTTCGCCGGGAAGTTCGGAGTAAAGGTCGATTTGACACCGATCCAGTCATCCTCGTTCACTCCGTGCGTTTTTGCGATGGGTGATGAGAAGAGGATCCTGTATCTGCGGTTCATGCCGGCTGAGAACTTCCGTTCTTTCGTTCTGAAGAGGTTATACATCGCCGTCAGCTTGTACTTCAGCGCGATACCTGACGAGGATCCGAAGCTCTCATCGGAGATATTGACCACCATGGACAGTTGGAATATCAGCCGGAAGAGACGGTCAAGCAGGTGCTCCTGGGAGTTATCCGCATCCGGTTTCGCCAGAAATGCAGCATCCATCGGCTGTGAATTATCCGGCGCGTTCGCGTCCTTATACAGGTTGATGACTCTTGTCGTGCGAATGAAGCGTGTGTCATCATCGTCGATTTTCGCACCGACAATCTTGAGATATGCATCAGCGAAGTATTCAACGTCGTTAGCCTTCTCGCTGAGTGCCTTGTTGAAGGCATCAATCGACGACAGTGCATCCTCATAGATTCCCATGCGCTCGGCATTGTGGACGTACTCAGTGGCCGGAACGTCACAGAAGTGATGTTCTGTTGCTTCATCGGTAAAATGGATACCGCCTTCAAACGAGAAATGCCGCACAATCGTATCGTCCGAATAGCTTCCGCGCTCGATACCGTCCGCGCCTTTTGTATATCTCACAAAGAACATCGGGCGTGACAGGATGCTGTCATCATAGACCATGAACGCATCCATCGGACTCAGGTAGATGATACCGCTTTCTCCTTCATCGTCGTTGTAGTACATCTCGTAAGCCGTGCCGAAGTTAGATGACAGCTTGCTGAGCTCCGCGTTGTTGTCATCCTGGTTGTTGTAGCTGTCGAGATATTCCAGGTAATCTTTGACTTTCTCATTCTCAGAATCAGATTCAACCTTTATCGGAATTCCGATAAAGAATCCGTTGAATGTGTCGCTGATGTACTTAGCGAAGTTCACCGCGATCCGGTTGTCCGGCTTCCATGCAGGTTTGCGAGGTTCGTGGAATATCTTGTAGTCGCCCTCGTATGCATCTTCAAGCGGCTTGTATATCTTTTCCTTCAGCTCTTTATGTTTCTGGATCAATGCAGACAGAAGGTCTACGCTCATTTTCGTATCAGCCGGAACGCGAATCACACGCTTATCCAGTCTTACTTTTATATTTGCCATTTAGAATCCCCCTGAGAATCCCTTGTTTTTATTTATACCTGTCGGGATAGCGTCAATAATGTCGTAATTCAATCCGTATCGCATTGCGTCCATCAAATGATTGAACTCGTCAATCGGCTCATTCAGTTTCTTTCCGAACTTGTCTTTGCTCCATGAATAGTTGCTTATCTCGGTCAGGAATTTCACACATCTGGGATGTATGATGATTTCCAAATTCTGCACCCACTGTATGCCATTGCTGATGGAATCTTTGCCCTTTTTAGCGCCTCTCACCCTCATACCAAGAGACTTTAGTTCATCAATGGATTTCGGTTCAGCAGAATCAGCTACGTACCTTTCTTTTCCGTATCCCATCGAACACAGGCGCTCATATATCTTTTTGTTTGATAAGCCCTTTTCATACAGCTCATCCCAGATATACAGTCTGCTGTTCGCCTTATCTAAAAACATAATCGGAGCAGCAGTCGGATCGTTCGTGTAACCAAAGTCAAGGCCGCATCTTGTCTCGACGTCTTCACGAAAAACCCACATCTTTGATGATCGATGCGCTTCATCCAGAGCAAGGTAATCCTTTTTGGATATCAGTTCAAAATTCTGCTCTTTCCAATTCTCATAGACAAGACCGTCAACGATTCCCCATCCCCCAAGGCCTGCAACTGCATATCGCCTTGGGTTGGTCCGCTTCATCCTTTCGAAGACCTTTTTATCAGCATCATCCAACCATTCATTACACATGTAATTGGTGGTCAGCGACATGATCTCGCCATCTGCGCTGATAAGTGTCTTTCTTTCTCGGTATATGATATTTCCTTCGGAATCAGTCCCGGCTGGCTCATCAAAGAACCTGTGTTTTAGCCAGTGCCTTTCATTCCACGGGTTGAACGTCAGGGTAATCTGTTTCCAAAGGTGCGAAGGACATTCGCCTCGAATGGATTCGTCAAGCATAGCAAAGTCATCCTCGCTCATGACTTCGTATGCTTCTTCTAACCACAACCAACAAAGGACCCCATGCTCTACAGTAATAGATGTTACCTTCAGCGGATCATCAAGGCCGCGGAAAAGGATCTTCTGCCCTGTTGGTGTATAAGTCATCTCCAATGGAGATTCCTTACAAATCCAGAGATGGTCAACGCTCAATCGGTGGATAGCCCACTTCAGATCCGAATAACATGAGTCTTTCAGCGTTCGAAAGACTTTACGGACAACGAGCGTATTTGAATCCTTATACTTCATCATGTTGTAGATAAACCACAACGCTGTTGTCTTGGATTTCTTTGACGCTCTGGAACCCTTCACCACGCGATACCGACCCCGGAACCGCCAGAAGGAACCATATCCCTTGCCTACCAAATCAGGGATATAAACCCTGAGCTTCTTTACTGCCATGTTCGTCACTCTGCGAGACGCTTAGTCTTCAAGTTCATCGTCCCCCTCGAAAATCGGGACCTGAACCGTCAACTGCTGCTTATCCGTGAAGAGGCCGTATCGCTTGCCGAGAAGCTCAGCGGCTTTTAGCTTATTATTCTCGTTCGGCGCCTTCCTTACGATCCTTGCCTCGCTGCAACCTTCGCCAGTGCCTTCAACAACGATCTCATCAGACAAGCTCTCTCCGCGGAGCACAGATGTCAGATATTCGATGACTTCTTGGGCATCCGCCGTCTTCTCGCTGTGGATCTCGTCGAGGCGCTCGTTGATATAAGCTTGAACGTCTACAAAAGTCAACAATCGGCTTCCTGCTCTTCTTGCCACTTCTTTGTTCTTCACGTTCGGATACGCTGACAGGTAAGCCCTCGTAGCATTCAGGTCAATCAAGTATTCATCTGCGAACAGCTTTTGTTTTTCCGTCACTCAGGCTCACCTCCTTTCCTGAAAGCACAGAAATAATTAGAGCCCGGTTTTACCCGGGCTCCACCACATAAAGAAAAGGAACTAGAAAAAGAAAGTTGTCTTTAGAAGTTGTTTTTCCGTCTGTTTCGACAATTTATATAATACCATAACCCAGCGTATTAAAACGTATTAATATTCGGGGATCCTGAACGCGCTGAGCGCTTTCCCGTGAAGGTATCCTTTTACATGATTCTCCGTGTATCCCATGGCGTCTGCTGTCTCCTTCCAGCTCAGGTCATCCACGTACTTGCACCTGAGGAGAATGCTGTATTTCGCCCCGTTCTCACTGTCCGCCATCGTGACCTCATCGATTGCGTAGAGGATGCTTGACATGTCTTCCAGTGTCTTTTTGCGTGACTGTTCAAGCTCCTCGATGAGATTGCCGAGCTTCACCGCATAGTCCGATAAGTCCGCATTGCTTCCGGATCCGTGCGGCATCCCGTCATAATTGACCGCCCCGGGGAGTGCACCAAGCCGGCAGCGGATAATCTCACGCTCGATTGCCTTCACTTTGAGCACGTCCCACTTGTACCGCATGAGATACTTGTATTTTGCTTCGTTCTCAGGTGTCATATCTCATCCCCTTTGTCAGCTGTCGTTATGTTCTCATGCGTCCACCAGAGACACATCAGGTTCCACAGGACCGCTCTGTCGTGCGGTTCGTCTGTCCGTCCGTCCATCCACTTGAGATAGTGACGGATTGCGGAATCTATGTAGCAGTATTCCGGAAGTCCCTTCTCCCAGTTGCGTTCTCCGTACTTTATCGCTCCCTGCTCGAAGTGCTTGGAGAGTTCGAGCATTGCGTGAGGGAGCGACCACCCGAGCGACGTGCAGAACATCCGAATTGCTCTTTTGATGTAGCTCATGTCTTTGCCGATCTGATATATCCAGATTGCTTTTATGACCTCATCGCCTTCGAGGAGCTTTGCCACCTGCTCAAGCGGCAGGAGGTCGCACCGTCCCTTACCTTCCGCCATGTCTCTGACTGCCCCCGTTTCAAATTCGCGTCTGTCTCCGCTATCAAGAATTTCCATTGTCATCCTCCTTGTATCTGCTCATCGGCAGTTCATGATACTTTGCATAGTAGTCATCACATTCACTCCGCTGGTACGGGCAGTCGTTACAGTCGCAGTCAAAATCGTTGCAGAACTTTTCAAGTTTTTTCTCGTCCATCGCCGTCCTCCTCAAAATCGTTCCCCATGAAGTAAACATCCTTTCCGCAATGTCCGCATGAATCAGGAAGGTCGATTGGTGCCTTGTCATCACTTACAAACAACGTGCTTCCGCACTCCGGGCAGATATACCTTGCAAACTTGCCTTCCTGTCTTCTGATTACGTACTTCATTTTTCTCTTTCCTCCCATGCGTCATAATCGAATGCATCCTCTTCGTAGTATTCGTCATCGGTGCATGCCGCAAGAATTGCACCAAACATGATAATCACCAAAACAACCATAGCTAATATAACCAGTATCTTAATCATTCTGCTTGTCCTCCTGTTCTACGATGTTCTTGATTCCTTCCCAGTTCTCCACGATAACCATTGCGAAGCGGAAGCTGTCCTTCATCGGTACTCCGCATTCATCTCTGAGATAGGGATTGAGTTTTCCTACTTTCTTCATCTCCTCTTTGTCCAGTGTTCCGTCTGCGTTCATTCTGTCTCTCCTTCCTGCTCTCTCTTCCACTCATTGAGCATTACAAGCATGATGTTTGCTGTCAGACCG